GTGGATTCCTAGTTGGGTATGGGCTAATGGAAACAACACCGAAACAGAACTACTACCTATTGACGAAATTAAGAATAGGTTGTATAATCACCGAAAGTGGCATAACTTTGCTGCATCTCCTGAATGGTTCTCAACTCCACAAGTAGATATCTATCTTTCTGAGTATCAAGCGTATTACACGTGGTACTTTAAGAAACTGGAAGAACTTGTTGAAGCCGAATGTTATGGCGGTTATGACAATACAAGTGTGAAAGACATTGCTTCATTCGTTTTGTACTTCCCGACACAGGGAATAGTTCTGCCGTGGTTCTGGGTTCCTGCTGAATCAATCTATCGTCGATCAGTTGAAGAGAGACTTCCTTACGATAGATGGTTTAAGTCAGGTCTTATCAATAATACTCCATTAGCTTCTATTTCAGAAAGGGATATTGCAAAGGCTCTTGTAGGTGATGGATCACACACAGGCATTTGCAACTATTTCAAAGGCTTACACCTAGTAACTTTCGACGCTTGGGGAAGCAACTTCATCTATGAGACACTTTACAATGCTGGTCTCAACTCAAAGAAATATCCTCAGAGTTATGTCGGAATGAACGGACCTTGCAGAAGATTAGAAGCTGCTGCAGAGAATAAAGAACTTTTCCACGGTACTAACCCTGTTCTTCGATGGATGATAGGTAACGTGTCTATCACCACCAACAACAACGATCAGATGAGACCTGCCAAAGATAAGTCAACAGACAAGATTGACGGTATCGTAGCTCTGCTTATGGCTATTGGCGGTTCCATGTATCATGGTCAGCAACTCATTACAGACATTCCGGGATTAAAAGATGTTTAACCTATTCAGGAAGAAATCACCTTTCACCCTAAAGGATGTTCTGAATGTTGCTACTTCAGCCTTAACAGGCAGAGACCTATACAGCTTCATGTGGCGATCAAAGAGACACAACGTAGACAGCAGTCTTTCATTGTCTGCTGTCTTCTGTGCTTTGAATCTGTACACAGGAAGTATTTCCAGCCTACCACGCACAGTCTATCGTATCGACGTAAACAGTGGTAAGCCTGACCGTCAACTACGTACAGACGAACATCCAGCAGTAAAAATCTTCCTGCATTACGCTAACCCTAATTACTCTGCAGATCAGATGATTGTTGACATTGTCAACGACAGGCTGATGTGGGGTAATTACTACGCTCTTAGAGAGTTTGATTCGCAGAATCGAACATTCAGAATTCACTACATTCATCCATCCAGAATTCCTCGTGGAAACATCTTCTATGCTGAAGGTACAGAATTACTCAGTACCAACAGACAAGCTTCCAGAGGCGAACTGATCTATAGGATTGAAACAGGCAATACTAAAGAAGATAGTAATCCTTCAGCATTACTTCTTCCAAGAGAGTACATGTTTCATATCCAGAGTGGTATTCCGGATAAGGCTAACCACAGAGGTTACGGTATTGTTGAGAACTCACAACGTTCATTCAACATGTACGAAAACTCTGAAGAGTATGGCGTACACTTCTTCAAGACAGGTCATAAGAGTCAGACATTCCTCAGCACAGAACAAAGACTTGCTCCAGATGTTCTCAGGCGTATCGAAGGTATCTTCGAAGAGAATCCCAATCAGGCAATGGCTGAGGCATTCAAGACCCGTGTACTTGAACAGGGTTTGAAGCCTATTAACACAGCTATTCCTCTTGAGCAGCTTCAGTTCATTCAGACCAGAGCATTTTCTGTTGAAGACATTGCACGCTGGTTTAACGTTCCTGTAGGTCTTCTTCATTCTCACATGGGTGGCGGTAAAGAAGCAAGTTCTGATCTGTCTCAACTGATTCACCTATTCATTCAGACTGGTCTACACCCAATGCTCAATAGCATCGGTAAGCAGATCAGGAATGAACTGATCCCACTAGGTAACCAACTCCAGTACAACTTCGAATTCAACCTAATCTATCTCTTCAGAACTATCATCAACGAATTCTCACAAGCGTTGAGAAACTTCTTTGAGATTGGTGTGATGGATAGAACAGCAATTGCTAATCTACTCGGTATGAGTATTGATCCGTCAGACGACAACAACACTCTTCGTTACGTCCCAGTAAACCTCATGACCGTAGACCATTCAATTGCTCTGCGGGATAAGGCTCTGATGGCTAACGATCTTCTGAGCGAACAGATCAGATCAGCAAAACTCGCTAATGACCATTTCGTTCCACCAGATCAGCAGGGAGATAGTTCAGATGCAGAGCCTGAATCAGATAGTCAGGACAATTCTCCGGATAATCCTAACATTGACAAACGGCTAAGAGTTGCAAAAAACTCATTTCGTGCTGTCATAAAAGGATTGCAGGACTACGAACTCAAAGTCTTCAATCAGAAGAAAGAAAAATACTCAGACGCAGCAGAACTGAAGACTTCAATGGCTCTCTTCCATGAGAAGTTCAGAGACACCATTACCAATGCTGTATGTGAGTACGAAAGTTTCATCACCGAAGTCAGCCCATTCACCTCTGTAAGCGATGTACTAAACACATGGTTTTCTTCTCAGTATTGTCTGACGGATAATGCTGAAGGACATTCACACTTTCTGGAACTACTTAAATGAAGACATACGTTCTCAACTACAGCAGTCGAGAGAATACGGCAACAGTTGTAAACGTAGATGGTAACACCATTGAACTTTACGACTACATCATCAGCCAGCGATACTACGAAGAACAACCGGGTATCACAGCTAATGAATTCCTTGATGCTCTCAACACCATGAAGGGTGATATCACTGTCCGCATCAACTCTCGTGGTGGTGAAGTTGGTAACGCTCTCAGCATCTACCAACGTCTGAGAGAACACAACGGTACAGTGAATTGTATTGTTGATGGTTACGCTTATTCATGTGCTTCGTGGATTCTGTTGGCAGGTGACGAGCGTACTATCAACATTGGTGGTCTTGTTATGGTCCACAATCCTATGATGTATCCTGAAATCAGAAAAGAATCTGATTTTGAGAATATCAGGAATCAGTGGACAGCACACAGAGACGCTATCAATGCAATCATCACTGATCGAACAGGTCTGCCTTCGGACACTGTTAAGAACATGATGGAGAATGAAACCTTCATGACAGCTAATCAGGCAATTGAGAATAAGTTCTGCAATTCTATTCAGGAGATTATTCGTCCAGTGAACTCTGCTGTACGTAATGCAATGCCTGAAGAAGTCAGAAACTCATTCCCTGTTGACTGCTCAGACCTCTATTCTCGTGCTCTGAGACTAAGAGCAGATAATCTGAAATAACCTATTGACGTATTACGTTAATCTGGTATATTGTGCGTCGTTCAGTTTGCTAAAAGCAGAGCATAATACGCAAACAAGAAAATCAATTCTCATTTCACATAAGGAACAGACAATGAAACCACGAACTAAGGAAGACTTTGCAAAAATGTCTTTCAACGAACTGAAGGACGTGCGAACCACGCTAACTCCAGTTCTCAACGGCTATTCTGCACGAGTCGAAGAAGGTAAGACACTCAATGCTGAAGAACGAGAACTCTTCAACACTGCTGTCACCGAAATGGAAGTCGTTAACAAGCTGATCACTGAAAGTGATGCAGGCATTTCTGAACGAGCAAGACAGGCAACACTTCCAAGTAACCTTAACACGGTTGCTAATGTGTTTCACAATCTTGCTACTCAGTCTATCAGTGTGAAGCCAAATCATGAGAATGATCCACGCTTCGGATACGCTGATGATGAAAAGGGTGGTGGCACTGAATTCCTGTATGACGTTGCTAACGCATACAAAGAAAAGTGTAACCCAGAAAAAATCAATCCACGACTACGCTCAGTCATCGTCAACGCAGTTGGTGACGACGAATACGCTCGTGGTAATTGGTCCAGTGCTGGTGTTCTGATTCCTGATTCGATGATCAATCGAATTCTGTCTCTGACACCGGAGTCTGACTTCCTGACACCACGTATGACTTCTATTCCGATGGCTACTCCATCGGTATCGATTCCTGCACGAGTCGATAAGAATCATGCAACCAGTGTGACAGGTGGTACACGAGTCTACCGTACCAGCGAAACTCGTACTGCTGACAAAACCAAAGACCAGTTTGAGATGATCAAGCTGGAAGCTACGGAAATTGTCGGTGAAGCTGCTGCAACTCAGATGCTGATGCGTTTCAGTCCGATCAGTATTCCTGCTCTGATTGAATCCTCAATGCGTCTTGCTGCTGTTGACAAGCGTATCGATGAACTGCTCAATGGTCAGGGTAATGGAACGCCTCTTGGTGTTCTCAATCCTGCTAACCTTTCACTTCTGTCTGTTGACCGAACGACTGGTCAGGCTGACGGTGTGATTGTTAGTGGTCGTGACATTGTTCGTATGACTCAGCGTGTTTGGGGTTACGACAATGCAATCTGGCTCGCTAACCATGACCTGTACGAAATCCTGTCACTTGTTTGCCACGAATCGCCAAACAATGCCGGTATCGTCAAGATGTTCAGTCCGATGGAAGGTGGTGTTGGTGCTACTCTGTGGGGTCGTCCGATCTTCTTCACTGAGTACATGCCGGGCATTACTTCTGGTCAGGACGGTAACCAGATCAGTGAATGGTCTACAGGTATGCTGGCATGTGTAAACATGTCACAGGTTCTGTACGGTCAGCTTTACACTGAGTTCAACCGATCTGTTCATGTTCGCTTCAGTGAGCGTGAAGAAGTATTCCAGTTTGTAACGAGTGACGACGCTCGACCATGGTGGAAAACTGTTCTCACGCCGAAACGTGGTGTAACGACACGAAGTCCATTCGTGATGCTGACCAACACTGACGTATCAGGCTAATCAGTCTGGTAATGTCAATTAACACTCTCCCCCCGAAGTAGAGTAGAGTTTGCCAGTTCTCTTAAATAAACTGGCCATTTCTTCTCAAACTCTTCCATAAGGAATACAGATATGGCTCTCAGATACAACCACCTTGGCAGTATCCTTCACATCGAACCTCTGGGTGATGTGACACTTACTGCTGGTCCTGATACCCTCAAACGTCTGAACCTGATCACATTCGGTCAGATTCGACGTGCAACCCTTGTCATCAACGGTGCTACTCTCACAGGTGCTGCCGTACTGACAGCTTCCATCGGTACTACAGGTACTGGCGGTACTGACACTGTCATTGCTACTATGACATGTCCTATCGTTGCTTCTGCTGCAGGTGATTACACTCTGGAAATTCCATCAGAGTTGATTGCCCACTTCGAAGATCGCAACGGTGGACCGGGAACAGCTAAGTCTTTGGTATTCAAGATTGACGGCACCAACACTGACACTATTCAGGCAGCGATTGTTGTTGAACGTCTCCATGAATACGCTGATCAGACTCCTAGTGACGTTACTGCTGTCTCCTAATTGTTGTTGTACCGTTCACTTCCTCCGGTACAACACAATCCGCCAGTGTCTGATTTCGTAGGGGCGTCAGACACTGGTTTTTTCAATCAGGACTATTCCTATGCCTATGGTAATTGATCGATCTACAGAATCAGCTTTGTCAACATTGTTTGACACAGCTTTTATGAATAGATTGAAACAGTATCTAGGTTACGATCCTGATACCCCCGCTTCTGATATTCCACTTGATGTTGAAGACCTGCTCAGACAAGCTATCTCAACTTGTGAAATGGAACAGTGGCGATTCATTCTGCCAAAAAAAGTCACACTATACCTTCCCTACGAAGCTTTTAACGAAGCCGATGGTATGGTGTTTCTTCCTTTCGGTCCTATTGTTCCTCCAGTGTCTGGTAACGCAATACGTACACTCTCATACATCGATAAGGATGGAGCAACTCAGAACGTCACACTGACAACTATTCGACGATATGAAGGTGAGCCAATTCGGCTATACTGTGCTGACTGGTCTTCCCTCCTGACTAACATTGACACATGTGACCCTTATCCCCTCACTGTAATGTATTACGCAGGATACAGCAGCTACACACAAATTCCATACTCAACAGTCAGTGCTCTGAAAATCCTATGCTACCACTTCAACACATTCCGAGAAGCTGTTGACGGTAGTAATGTAGGTCTGCCTCTTGCCTACATCCATAATCGTGACCACGGACTTCTGAACGATCGTAGAGCAATCAAATACGTAGCCGATGATTGGACTAAGGTCAACTCACGATGAAACGAAAAGAAAGACCAAACGTTACACGTCGATGCAAGTTCTACAGGTATGGTGTTGTCTCTAAAGATGGAGTACCTGTTACGAATGCTTACGGCGAGTTAGAGCAGGAGTTCTCACTTGTAGCTGTAGGGCTATTTTCCAAAGAGAAACCAAAGACAGCAACAGAAGTTGAAGAGGGTGACAGATCAATTGACGAGCAACGTCACACGCTCCAAGGTCGTTATACTACTTCTCTCAGTAATGTTAACGGGGCACACTACTGCTACATCACCAGTGAAAAGAAGTTGTACGTTGTAAATGGTCCTGCAACAGATCCCTACGGTGACAAACAGTGGATTCAGATTAGTATCATTGACAACGTCACACAGGACATAGCCTCTAAGTTTCCGGGGGCACCAGTTTAGTATGCATGGCATTGTAAGATTTGAATTTAAGCTCACCGAAAATGTTAGAGAGATTATGGACTCTCTGAACAACGAAGCAAATCTTGCTATTGCTCAGTCTCTTCGTCATGCCATTCGTCCAGCAAGAGACAAACTAAAACTCAGAGCGAGTGTTTCACTGAGAAAAAGTCTACAATCAACAGGTGCTACGGTAAGAGCAGTCACATCAAAAGCAGGACGTAGTAAGAAAAACAAAAATATATTCTACGCCTATGCTGGTATTCAGAGACGTGCAGTTGAAGTTCACTATCTGAATCAGTTAGTTGCTCAAAAAGGAAAAATCAAAAGAAGATACTCTGGCCGATCAAACCTAAAAGGAATGGCTTTGAAGGCAGAGAAAACAACAAGAAAATGGAACTCAAGAGCAAAGACATGGACAGTTAAAACAAAGGAAGTCAAATCCCAACTCAGATCAACTTCAACATACACAGCTAATAGAGAGACGGGCATAGTAAAACGCAGACCAAACAACTATTGGCATATCATTGATAGAGGGTTCATGCACCACAGTGGTAGAGCCGTAGAAGGTTATAACTTTGTTCAGAAAGCCTACATTGATGCGGCACCACTATTAGACTTCAGAAGACACTTGCAAATAGCCCTTACTCAGAGTACAATACGCCTAATACAGCGTAAGATCAGGAATGCTAACAAATGATCCCAGCAAACCTAAGAAAGAGCCTCACAACCCTTTTCAAAACAGTTGATGTTCCTAGTTACTTTGTTGATGAAGCCCCTCCATTCAAGGATGCTCCTAATCAATCAGGATTCTTTGTCTGGGAAACCGACAATCATGGGTTCTTTGAATGTAGCGAAGGATTTGGTTATTCTGGTGTTACGACAACTACCAACTCTGACAACTACATCACTCTTCAGTTTGAACTCACAGTGACATGTTACTCCGGCAGATTCTCTGTACGAAGTAGTATTTCAAAACTGATAATGAATCTGTTCTATCCGATAGTCTCTGGTGTTCGTACCCCACTGAGAGGACTTGCCATAGCCGATGGGTACATTAACTTTGTACATCATATTTCGACTCAGGAATATGATATACAGAAATCCGGACAATCAACACCAGAGCTATCAGCAGCCGTAATGAGTTTTGATTGTTCATTCTCAGTAAAGGAATAGCAAAATGCGTGATGCAAGTCGTGTACGTGTTCAATTGCCTTTGATTGACGATACAGGTGATGGTACGCCTACAGCGTCTACCGACACTTATATCTGCTTGACAGGTAACTTCAGTTGGACAGGTTTCTCAAGACAACCTGTACGTTCTGACTGTTCAGAAACTACTCTGGATGCCTTCGGTAACCTTGTTGCAGCGTTTCAGGCTGGTAAAGAAATCGATATGGGGTCAATCAGCTTTGATGCTGACTGGTCTCCAGATGCTCTTACTACAACTGGTGGTCGTCTGTACGCAGCATTCAAATCTGGTCTGACAGGTGATTACAAGTTCAAGTTTCCTAAGGCAGTTGGTGAAACAACTGGCCCTATCATCACTATTCCGGGATTTGTTACTAACTTCAATCCTATGACTAACGTTATGGGTAATGGTGATGAATCTCGTTCACGCTGTAATCTGACAATCAAGATTGCAGGCGATATTACTATCACTCCCGGTTCATAATAAGGATGCCCCTACATGTTCCCTATTTTCAACTCTCTGTACCGTGTTCACATCATCAACGATAAGTTCTGTCTTCGCGAACCCTCTACAGGGGCTTACACTAACGCTGTAAAGAAGGTCAAACTTATTACTGATGCTGAAGGAAACATCCCTGCTTCGCTATGGAAAACTATTCATGTTCTCACCTGTATTCACACAGTTGTGAATGATGAATGTTCTACATCGATAGCAGGGATTTTCTACAACGCATTTAAGAAACTCGAAAATCAACAACCATTATCTGCAGAGGAAGTAATGGCTCTGCCGGATGAAGAATTTGTTGAGTTTCTCCACAACGTAGCTGATTCTATTCCTCTCAGTGCTATTAACGAATGGTTTAGAATCATCGATGATGAATTGATGGTATCTCAGAAGAAAAAGGAAGAACTAAAAAACGACTAACCCCGGAGTCAGATGAGTGGTTCATAGGTTTTCTATCTACTCGCTGGGGCGTTCCTTCGTGGATCATCAAAGAACTACCTGCTACTGAATTCATCTTTCAGCGATCGTATTGGGAGGCTCATCAATGGGGAATATCGGACGATATTTCTTCTTTGGTAGCCTCCCAAATCGTTGCACACAGGACAGGTAAACCGCCAATTGATCCTATTCAAATTAAATCATGGGCATTGGAAAAATGCTCACATAAACCATTCGTAATTGAAACAGCAGACGTACTACGTAGCAGTATCTTCGGTATGTTTGAAGGTTTAGGAAAAACAAATGGCTGAATCCATTCATGATTGGGCAGTAAAGCTGAACATGGTTCGCGATGAGGACTCATTCTCATCTGCTGAAAAACTCATGTCTAACTTTACTGCTGCAACAATCAAACAAAATGAGAAGATGCGTAAGTCTACGGAAGACCGTATCAAAGCCGAACAAATGGCTGTGATGCGTGCTGAAGGAGAAAAACTCAGACGTAAGCATGCTGACCCTGTAGCATTGGCTAACGAAGATGCTACAAAAGCTATGGAACGTCTTGATAATCTTATGAGTGCTAAGGTTATCGGTGCTGATACCTACCATAAAGAATTGGAGGCAATCTACAGTTCGTATTTGAAAATTGAAGCTGTTGAAAATGACAGAATCAATAAAGCAGGTTTAGCATTTCAAGCTGAGAATATTGAATCTGAAAAGAGCAGACTCATTGAGTTGGAAACTCTCAAACGAGACATTCTTGCACGTTCAGAAGCTGCAGAACAGCAAGCTAGTGAAAGACGTCTTGCAAGAATTCAAGCAGCAGACTTAAAACAAATTGAATTTGAAAGATCTTCTAACGTTGTTCTTGCTCAGATGCGAAAGCATTATGAAGATCAGGAAATTAAAGCAAGAGAACGCAAAGAAGAACTTGATAGTAGGCTGGCCCTTAAATCACAAGCTGCAGCTAGAATGCAGCGATTTGAATCACCAGAGGCAACCTACGTCAGAAATTTGGCAAAGATCAGAGATGATGCAGCAAAGGCAGGATCGTCTACGGAAGTGCTGGCACGAGCTAAGGCTGAATTGAACGCCGAACTACAACGTCAGTTAGCTCTTGAACGTCAAATCTCACCAGAGCAGCAGGAAGCAAACAGACTTCTACGCCTGTACGGTAACCAAACTCATATCATCACTGAGGATCTTAGAAGACTTGATGTAGCCAGAGCTAACGGACTTATCACACTTGACGCATACAATGAAGCTACTGCTGAAGCTACACGAAGACAGCAGGCTATGCGTAACGGTGCTGGTAATCTTGGATATGCTGTTGGTGAACTTGCTCGTGGTGCTGAAGACTTCATTACGGTTATGTCCATCACTGGTTACAACATCAACAGTGTCGGCATGGCTATGAGAGGTGCTTCTAACAACATCGGACAAGCTGCGTCATTGATGGGTGGTCCGTTGCTAGGTGCTGCTTTGTCTGTTACGGGTATTCTTGGCGGACAGCTTATTTCCTCAGTATGGGGTGCGTCTGACGCATTTGACGCACAGGCTACGTCACTACGCCGACTTACAGAAGAATACACACGGTTTAACGATGCTGTTTCTCAACAGATCGATATCCAGTCTAATGCGAGACAGATACAGGATAAAAACTTCTCAGTACGGGATCTAGATCGTTCAATGCGTGAAAAGGAAAATAGTATTCCTAACGCAAAAAATGAACGTGACAAACTGATTCAAGAACATGCTGCATTCAAGAATTCACTAGCAAGCACATTGATTCCTACTGCCGAAGTTAAAGCTGTTAAAGACGGCATCAAACAGTTGAAAAGTGAATTGTCTGTTGAAGAACGACTATTAGCTGATCAACTTGAAAAACAATACGAAGCCATTAATAACAGATTTGCAC